AAAATGTACCAGAGTTCATTTCAATCTCAGTTAATTTAGGTACTATATCTGGAACACCACTATCTAAGAAATGATAGTGTTTTGTGAGTGGCTTCAAACCACTAGCATAGAAAGCAACGTTTCTAGATCTCATAAATGGATCTACAATACTTGATACCTTTGTACTTTCAACGTAATCTTTTTCCTCTGATGGACCAACTAATTTGTTTGAAAAACTTTTTTCAATCCTTCGAGTGACCTGTGTACTACTACTCGCTCTTCTTAATGTTTGAGTTTTGGTATAAGTAGTTCTACCACTACGTCTGGTAGATGTACGGCTATATTGTTTTCCTCTAGTAGTGGTTGTCTTACCTCTAGTTTTTGTATCTGAAACTACATTTGTACTTTCGACCCATCTCGCACCAGTTGATTCTATTCTTGCATTATTAACATATATGGTTCTTGTCCAATTATCAGAAGGAGGATCTAATATTACTAAACCTGAAAAAGCAACCACATTGAATGGGTTAACATTTTCAACTGATGTTGCTTGAGGTTGTTCAATCCAATCTATTTCTTCATAATCTAATGTAATTAAGTCTCCAGTTTTTTTACAATTTGAATCTAAAAGTTGCAAATTAGAATTCATATCAGCAGTTTTAACATCGATTGCAGTATTCAATGCAAGTTCAGGATTCATTGACCAAAAATCAACTGCAGAAATCAACTCTTTATTGTCTACATCAACATCACATTTTGAACCACCTTCAGGATTAAAATCAATAAAATCTCTATTTTTAAAATTGTTTACAACAAAACCAGTTTTAAATCTGTTTAAACCATTTGCATCTTTAACTGAGAAAGATTTAGTGTCTAATTCTAATTGACTTAGTGATGTTATTTGCTCTAAATTTTCAATTCTTTGTTCAAGTGCTCCAATATCACGCATTGTGAATCTACGATTATCTTTTAATCTAATCTCCGCATCTCTTATATCATACAAATATGGTGGTAAAATTATTGTTGCAATTTCCATTGCATCACTATTACTTGAAGGTTCAGTAGGATTTTCTGCTGACTCTCCGAGAAATACCTCCATACCTTCATCATAATCCATAAGTAACTTATCAATTCTACCAAGATAATGATTAAGACCAAGTAATGCACTTTCATTTGGAGTGATTACATATGGATTTGTTGATTCAAAAGCTCTGCTTGTAAATGCAAATGGTGAGGCTCCACCACCACCATAAACATATGGTGATACTCTAGGTCGATAGTCAAGAATATCTGATGCTTGAATTCCAGATATATCGGGAAGATCTTTAGTATATCTTTCTGGTGAATATGAATTGACTGTAAAGAAATCTCCACTATTTCCACTTGCTACTTGATATTGATCAAATATAATCAAAAGTTTTTTAGATGGAACAGCAGAATGAGCATTTCTAATAATTCTAGAATAATCACAATATTGATCTTTATGACCTTTATCTAATGAATAATTACTTGTTCTATCAACAAAGTTACCAATAGTTACTCCCTGTAAAACAGTCTCTACAGATGACTCATTAAATTTAACAATTTCTCCAATTGTAAATGTACTATCATTTAAATATACAAAATCAACAGTATTTGCAGTTCGACTTACAATTTGTCCAATTGCACGACTTTCTTGACCTTTTATTTGCTCTCCAACTATAGTGCTTGCATTTAGTGCTAAACCAGATACAAATGTTAGTTTATCTAAAACTGGTGTATTTGTATCTTTAGATTCATAAACAGCATGCACCTTAACAACATCTGGAACATTTAATGATATTTCTTCATCTTCAACTCTCAATCCATAACCTCTACTCTGAGCTAATCCATTAAATGGAGTTGCAACTCCTTGAGTTCTTGTTACTTCAAGTGTTTGACTCCTTAAGTAATCTTTTGATTTACTTGTGATTCCAAGTTTTTTGAGTGTTACATTAACAGTCGCATTTTGGTTATTTTTAGATAAACCACTAAATGTGATTGTATTTGCATTATTTGTAATTGTAACTTGATCTCCTGTCAGTTTTTCTGTTGTACCGTCACTATAATGAATTGAATATCTTTCTGTATCATATGGTTCAAAGAAAACACTTGTGATTCCAACTGAAGTTGTTAAACCAACTGATGAGTTAAATGTTATCGCATTACCACTTATATTAGTTGCACCACCAGTTATTTGTTTTGAAATAGTTAAGTCAGAAGTTCCAAAATCAACAAGTGAAACATCTGATTTTGGTAATTCAGCGTAAATTCCAGATTTTTCAAGATTTAAAACTCTGGGAACTTTAACTCTGAATGGGGAAGTTGTTGTTTTACTTGTTGGTGCTGTACCACCTATATTAACACCAGTAACAGTTGTTGTTGCTGCTAATGTCAGTGTTTTACCTTCAGCTGATATGCCAGTAACCTCATTGAAATTAGGAGTGCTAGATTCACCATTGAACGATATAATTGAACCTGTTTGTATACCTACTTTACCTGCAAAATTACGATTTACTGCTGTTGCAGCAGTTCCTACAATATTAATTTGATCAGTTAAAGAAAAACCAGGCAATACACGGTCATATAATACTGTATCAGCACTGAAATCAGATAATAAACCAGCATCAATTCCATTCGCATCTTGAAATACTGATTTAACATCATCAATTGTATATGTTACTATTTCTCGAATAGATGGTTTCTCATATCCACTTAATCTTTCATTAATTACTAATTGTTCTCCAACAATAAATGTTCCTGTTGTTTGAGATACTACTATTTCATTAGATCCTGTAGAACCACCATCTTTAGCAGCAAAACCTTCAGCACCACTTGAAAGACCTCTGATTTTCATTCCTTTTACTACACCTGATGCTGTAAATGCACTACACTTTAATACAGTAAATGTTTGAATATCATAAAGGTATAGATCGAAACTAGATGCTGCATCTTTGTAAGTATCATCAGTCAAAGAATAAAAGTAAACTCTTGCTTCACCTACTTGTGGTAATACTGCAGCGTTACTACCTGCTTTTCTTCTTCCTTGTAGTTGAATAATATTTCCTGTTGTTCCTCCAATACTAACAACAGGAGCTCCTTGGGCATTGTTTACTCTGATTAAACTTCCCATTTCAAAAGGAACTGATATTCCTTGAATATTTTGAGTATCTCTTGGTTTATCAACATCTAAAATAGTTGTACCAGATACTTCTACGTCAAATCCTTTTATATAAGCTCTACCTGGTGATATATTAACACACATTAGATCCTCATCAGGTTCATTTCCATCATCAGTAAATCTATCATCAGTGAACAACCCATCCGAATCTATCTCATCATTTAATGATTCCTGAATGTTTACACGAAACTGTTCAACAGAATAATCACCTGATTCGTCATATGTTCTTCTTGCAAAGTAAGTTACTATTTCACTATAAATTGATTTATCTTGTAATTTTTTAATTCCACCATTATCAACTCTCAGTAATTCTATAAAATTTGTATCTTCATAGTCAGTTAATGCTTTTTTGGATAGTTTTACGGATATTTTAAAACGATCTGCACCTGGTGCTGCAAAGTTTGTAAATCCTTTTGCATTATCATATAATGAATCATCATCATTTGAGTTTATAATTTCCTCAGATATATCAAGACCTACTCTATATGATGGAGTAACTGAATATGGATCTAAAATTATTAAAGATGATGGTACATCAACAAAACTTCCTCGAATAAAATATACACCTGCATTTACACCAAAAGCAGTACCTGTTGCAGTTGCTTCTTCTGATGCCAATGTTAAAACAGTTTCACCTATTGTTATTGTAGTATTTCCATATGTTAATGGTTCTTCTAATATTAATACTTCACCATCTGGAAAAGAAGAACTTTCACCATCAGTTCCAGACTGTTGATATTTTAAGAAAATTGTTATTTTATCTACACCCTCTGCTGGAGGTAATATAAAATTCTTTATTGTTGCAACGATTCCTGATGTTTGACCTCTTACTCTTAATCCTTTACCATCATTAGCTGCTATTATATTACTTAAGTAAACAGAAACATCAATGCCGAGATGTGTATCATTTACTTTTGCAGAAAAATATGTATTATCATATTCAATAGCACCAGGTATGACCATTGAACCTTCTTTAAACAGATGCTTACCAAAAGATTCAACTTGATTTTGTAATAGTGACTGTAACCCAGTTAACTCCCTTGCCTGTACTGGATATCCAGGTTTAAACAGGATTTTATAAAATTGATCATCCTTATTGAAATCATCATAATAAGGTGATATATTTAAATTAGTCTTTTGTGGCATTTTTAGAATTCGAGTATGATTTTAATGTCTTCTTTTTGACGAGAGTTTCTAACAATTAATGGTCTATTATCTAGGTAAACTATTTCACCTGACCCTTTATTTATCTCAGAATTAGAAAGTCCTGAAATAAAGTTCACTCCTAAGTTAATTAATTTATTACCTGTAGGATTTGTTGTTATACCAGAAAAATCTCTAGAAATTGCTCCAGAGAAAAATGAACTCTTTCCTGTAACATTATTTGCACCAACAACAGATTCAAAATCATATATTCGACCTGCAGTTGAAATACCTGCATAGTCGGTGTGATCGTATGTTGTTCTATTAAAGTTAAGAGAACGATCTCTAAAATATTTTAATACTTTAGTTTCTGAATCATACGAAGCAATGTAACCTGTCGAAACTTTTCCTGTATTTGGAGATACTGTTAATACTTGTTTAACTTCTTCACCAACTTGTGGTACTCCAGTTACAGTGTCAAACTTAATTGCTTGTAATGAAGAGTAAGTATTATCAGTATATGTAACTGATGTTCCTACTTTTGTAGGATTTTTTACCACACCAACTTGTGAAAACTTTGTATCTATTGGAAAATCCTTAGTAGAATCATCAAATCTTGCATAAACAATAACTCTATCCGTTCCTAATTCAGTATAAACATCTGAACCATGACCTAAACCTGGTGGAATGATAGGTATGAGTTTCGCTCTACCAGTAGATGTACTAACACCACTACTTAAAGTTCCTAAATCAACAATGCCATAACTATAACCTTTACCTCCAGCACTTACAGTAACATCTGTAATTGTACCATTTACAACATCGACTCTTGCTTTTGCACCATCACCATCGCCTATTATATCAACTTCTTGGCTTAAACCATTAGCATAACCACTTCCTGCATTTTCAATGTATACGTGTTTGATTTGGTTCTGGTTTACAGATGAGTCACCGTTTTCACGGACTGATCTAATTTGAGAATCCTGACTAGAGTTCCAACTATTTGGGACAGTAATAAATTCAGTTGAGTCAAATTTAATAATGTCACTAGGTGAAACAGTGAAAAGATACTTCCAAAGATATCCATCACCACTATTTCCTGCTTTTGATGGTTCCAAATCAGTGAAGGTTGGTTCATCTTGGGAGACATTTCCAAGTGGGTTAGAACCTGTTGATCCATTATCAATACAAACGTAAACTTTGAAGTCGGAATTAAGTACGTAGTAGTTCGCATCATATAATCTATTTGCTGCTGTTAAAGGACTTGGATT